CTTGGATAAATGCAAATAGCGATATAATAACTCAGGACCCCAAAGTATCTGATGGTACATTACAAGTATTAAACAATAATAATATTACAAACTTTGATGTAGTGTTCAAAGATATGTTTCCCACAAATCTAAGTACACTAGATTTTAATGTTACAAATACAGACAATGAGTTTTTGACAGCAAGTGTAACTTTTAAATATCTGCTCTATGAAATAAGAAACGTTAATACACAAACAAGACGATGAAATTTGAGTATAAGTTTGAACATTACTGGGGTGGTGAAGATAACTGGTACACTAAATCTAAGAGATGGGCAAAGAAACAACCCTTTCCTTTGTCACATTTGATAACAGGTCTGATTGAATGGTTGCATAAATTGTGGATTGATGGTAAAATATTACAGGTCATGGCAGATGTTGATAAAGACATTGACAAAATCAAATCTACTTGGGAGGAAAATGACAGAGAAATCACCCCACACATCGTGGAGACAGGAGTATTTGGAGATGAAGGCTGGTCTATCGAAATCACAAATCCGATTGTTGAAAGAGGGACCTCAGCAACTAGCACAGGCATGGTTACTCCAAGCGATGCACAACGACTACAAGAAGATGAAGGGAATCAAAGAACCCCCTAGTAGGGAATCTGGATACCAGACATCTTTGAAAGAATGGTTTGCAAGTAACAAAGATCAAGGAGTATGAATCTTGAAACACTGCAGGATCTCTGGAAAGAGGACTGCAAAATAGATGATGATCTCTACTGTGAAGAATCTCTCAAGATTCCTAGATTACATCAAAAATATATGGAATACTTCAACACTTTTTCTTTAATGAAGAAAGAGAAAGATGGAGAGTATCGTAAATTAATCAAAGAGAAATGGTTATATTATAAGGGTAAAGCACCTGCTACAGTGTATAAAGATATGCCCTTTGATCTCAAGTTAACTACAAAAGAAGAAATAAATATGTTCATCGAAGCAGATGAAGATATAAGAAAAGTTAAATACAAAATTGATTATCTTGATCAGATACTATTCTTCTTGGAGAGTGTATTGAAACAGATTGGAGTTAGAAACTTCCAAATTAAAAATGCTATTGATTGGACAAAATGGAGAGAGGGATCTTGATTACAACTGACAAACTCTTAAAAATATACAAGGTAGTTAAAAGACCCATAGTATATAAGTATCCCCCTAGAAGAAAACACCATAATATGCATTTGTACGGATAGACTATATACTATAGTGACGTAACATCAAATGATGGACCTCAAGATTGGAAAGAAGAATGAGGTATATTTAAGAGTAGAAGCACCAGATCACGTCAAGTATGAGTTGGCGGATTTTTTTACGTTTGAGGTAGAGTCTGCAAAATACATGCAGAAGACAAAAAGATATAGAGGTTGGGATGGTAAGATACGTTTGTTCTCTCCTGCAACAGGTGAGTTATATGTTGGTCTTGTAGACTATCTTACAGACTGGGCAAAGAAAAATAAGTATGACTATGAGATAGAAGAAGACGAGTTCTTCGGTAGACCTGATGATGTCAACGATCTAATAACTCCTGTTGGTGTTGCAGGGTTTGTAAAGTCCTTGAATCTTCCTGTAAAGGTTCGCGACTACCAATATCAAGCAATATACGAATGCCTACGATACAACAGACGACTCCTATTGTCGCCAACTGCCAGTGGGAAATCCTTGATGATCTATGCATTAGTGAGATACCATACTAATATTAAAAGAAATGTCTTGTTAGTTGTTCCTACTACGTCTCTAGTAGAACAAATGTATAAAGATTTTGAATCATATGGTTGGAAAGCATCCTCTTATTGCCACAGAATTTATGCAGGACAAGAGAAATATACGAACCATCAGGTAGTGATTACCACTTGGCAGTCAATATACAAAGAACCAAAGAAATGGTTTGATAGATTTGACTGTGTGATTGGTGATGAAGCACACCTTTTTAAAGCAAAATCTCTAAGTACATTGATGGGTAAGTTGCATGATTGCAAATACCGTATTGGATTTACTGGTACACTAGATGGTGCTAACGTAAATCAACTGGTACTAGAGGGTTTGTTTGGTAGATGTTCACAGGTAACTAGCACTAATAAACTTATGAAAAAAGGTTATGTTGCTAAGTTAAAAGTAAAAGTTCTCCTATTAAAACATGAAGAGAAACTATTTGAAGGATATCAAGACGAAATAGAATACCTTGTAGAACATGATGGTAGGAATAATTACATCAAAAACCTTGCCATAGACTTGAAAGGTAATACTTTGATCCTCTTCAACTATGTAGATAAGCATGGGATACCCTTATTCAACCTCATAAATAGTAATACAGAACGACCAGTATATCTTGTACACGGTGGTGTTGATACTGATGATCGGGAAGATATAAGACATCTTACTGAAACTTCGGATAATGCTATCATTGTTGCATCTTATGGAACGTTCTCTACTGGGATCAATATTAAAAACTTACACAATGTTATCTTTGCTAGTCCTTCTAAATCTAGGATTCGTAATTTACAGTCTATTGGACGAGTATTGCGGAAAGGAGACAATAAATCAAAAGCAACTCTATATGATATTGCTGATGATATCTCAACGGACAGGGGGAATAACTACACGTTAAATCACCTGATGGAAAGAGTAAAGGTATACAATGAAGAAAAATTTGATTATGAAATTATAGATCTAAAACTCAAACAGGATGCTTAACTTTATTAAACACGAAGAAGAATTTTTTGGGATCTTTAAGTTGGTCAATGGAGAAGAGGTGCTTGCAAAAGCAGTTCTAACCAAAGATCATAATGAATCTATTGTGTTTTTACAAGATCCTTTATGCGTTGAGATTATTACTAATCCTATAAGTGAAACTAAGATCGCGAGGGGTATGGGATTTATAAAATGGCAGCAACTATCTGATGAAGATTTTTATGTGATACGAGAGAAAGATATATTGTGTGTTTCTACCATGAGCAAACAAATAAAATTATTATACGAAGCATTTGTCATGGCAGAAGGGGGCACCGACATCCGTAAGGATATCAAGAAGAGTAACTACCATATTGAACCAGATAGTATCGGAGGATTTATTGGAGATATAGACGACTATAGAACGTTATTTGAAAAAATATATAAAGCTAAGAATAACCCTTGATTCCTTACAGTCATATTGTACACCTTATTGACATTCCTGTCAAGTGTGCTATAATAAAATATTGGAACGTATAACCGAATGCCTACAAAAAAACCTGATCCTGAGGGTAAAGTCCTTACCAAAGATCCTACTAAAGGGAAGAAAAAAACTGCAACTCCAAAGAAAAGAAAACCTCATTATGTAGATAACAAGAAGTTTTTGGAGTCTATTATAGTGTATAAAAATAAAGTTGCAGAGGCAGAGAAACTAGGTGATACTGAACCGCGAATCGATGAATACTTAGGTGAGTGTTTCCTTAAAATTGCTACACACTTATCATTCCGACCCAACTTTATCAACTACATGTATAAGGATGATATGATTGCTGATGGGTATGAAAACTGTGTACAATACATAAAGAATTTTAATCCAGAGAAAAGTAAAAATCCCTTTGCTTATTTTACTCAAATAGTTTACTATGCTTTTCTTCGTAGGATTGCTAAAGAAAAAAGACAGATGGATATAAAAGATAAGATTATAGACAAGTATGGTTACTCCGATATCTTTACAGTTGACGGATCAGGCAATACCGACTATAATGCTATCAAGAATAATATACAAATAAAAACTCGTCGCCCATGAAGATCCTACTTATTACGGATCAGCACTTCGGTGTGCGTAATGACAATCAACATTTTATCAATCACTATGCCAAGTTTTATGGTAAAGTGGTGATACCCTTTATAAAGGCATCAGGTATAAAGGAAGTCATAAGTCTGGGTGATGCTTTTGATAGAAGAAGATATATTAATTTTATGTCATTAGACTCAGCAAAAGAAATGTGGTTTGACCAGTTGCCAAAACTGGGATGTAACCATACTATGCTGATTGGCAATCATGACATATATTATAAGAATACATTAAAGGTAAATGCACCTCATGAGATTTTAGGTGAATATAACTTTGATGTTATTGACAAACCAACAACTAAGAGTTATGATGGAACTGATATACTATTGTTACCTTGGATTTGTGATGATAACAAGTCTGAAATCTTTGAAGCAGTTCAAAGATCTAAAGCACCTGTATGCATGGGTCATCTAGAACTCAATGGTTTTGAAGCACATCCTGGTCATGTCATGGAAAGTGGTATGGACAAGACTTTCTTCAATAAATTTAAACGAGTTTTTAGTGGACACTATCATCAGAAATCAACGAAAGGTAATATATCTTACTTAGGTAATCCTTATCAACTATACTGGAATGACTACGGATGTAAAAGAGGGTTTCACGTTTTTGACACGTCTACTCTTAAAACTACTTTTTATAGGAATCCCTTTGACATTTTTTATAAACTGTATTATAATAACGGAGTTAGTATCCCAGAGTCGGAAGACCTCAAAGGATCATTCGTAAAACTTATAGTAGAGGAGAAAGGTGATTACCAGAAGTTTGACTATGCGGTCAAGCAACTCCAAAATATAGGTCTCGGAGATCTTAAGATTGTCGAAGACCTCAGTGCTGAACTAGAATGTTCGGATAGCACTCTGGAGACAGAGGACACTATGACGTTACTCGAATCATACATAGATGAAATAGAACTTAAAGTTGATAAGTCTAATGTTAAGTCTGTTATGAGATCACTATACGTCGAGGCATCTGAACTATAATGTTTGTCCTAATGGAAAAAGAAACTGGAGGCATTTACGCTGTAAACTCCAAAGACAAGAAGAAGACTGTCACAGTTTTCGAGTCGGAGGATGATGCTACCAGACACATGGGTCTATTAGAAGCAAACGATAGCGAAAGAGAACTAGAGATCATGGAAGTTGATCCTGATATCATCGCTATGAACTGTGTAAATTATGATTATCGATTCACAATCATTAAAGAAAACCAACTTATTATTCCTAAAGGCAAAGTTACTAAGTGATCGTATTTGAAACATTGAGGTGGAAGAACTTTCTTTCCACTGGTGATCAATGGACTGAAATTAATCTGGATGAAAGTCAGTCTACATTAATAGTAGGGCATAATGGATCGGGTAAATCCACTATGTTGGATGCTTTATGTTTCGGATTATTTAACAAACCTTTTAGAAAGATAACTAGGGGTCAGTTAGTAAATAGTATTAACGAAAAATCTACTAAGGTAGAAGTAACATTCTCTATAGGA